TTATATTTTCCAATTGATAACAATGTCCTCAGCTATCACCTTAACCTTGTTTATAAGCCTTCTAACAAGCACCTTTTGATTTTCGTAGTCCATTGAAAAGACTTTCTCAGCGTTTAGCAGTTTCCTCATATCAGCCTTTCTTTTGTTCTTCCTGAGTGCTGGATCGTTTTCTAGTTCAGTTTCAAGAGTCCCCCTCATGCTTATAAATTCGGCTGACTTGCTCTGTAATTCTTCAAGGGTAATGCGGTCATCTATGTATAGATCGTTAAGTCTGCTCAGTTTCTTTGATAGCTCCTCTATTTGTTTCTTATAGCTCTCACGGTCTATGGTCTCAGCATTGTCTCCTGAAAATATTTTGTCCAGGTAATCAGCGTCATCTTGTAGTTTGCTTATTTCTTTTAGCACATAGGCCTCTAGCTTGTCTTTGTAGTAAAATCCTGAGTCACACTTTTTATTGTCGTTGTAGGTAGTAACGCCTCTCAGCGTTCGTGGGTGCCTTTGGTGGCATTCATATTTTTTTAACCTGCTCCCATCTTTCCTCTTTACGCCTAACATAATTTTTAAAGGAGCGCCACAATATCCACATTGGGCGATACCGGATAAAATGTACTTAGCTTGGAATGGTCTAGGATTGACATTCTCTGCTGCTGTTCTTTGTCTTATTTTTAGCTCAGATTGAGTCTTATCGTATTCCTCTTTTGAAATAATCGGCTCATGATTACCTGGATAAATTTCTCCCTTATACTGATTGAAACCACAATAGACAGGGTTATCGAGTATGGTTCTGACCGCCCGATAGCTCCAAGGCACATGCTTTGGGTATTTCTCATTTAGATCATCTCTCAACTTAGTAATAGATCTCCCTCTCAGGTAACTCTCAAAGATAAACTTAATGGTCAGAGCCTGAGCTGGATTGATAGTGATAGTTCCTGTCTCTCTGTGGTAGTCGTATCCATAGGATGTTTTAGCCCACATCATGGATTTTCCAGCCTTGGCACGTCCTATTTTCCCAAGTTGCATGCGTTCCTTGATTTGCTCCCTTTCTAGCTGAGCAAAGACGCTCAAGAGTCCAATCATAGCCTTACCAAAAGGAGTAGAGGTGTCAAAGTTCTCCTGCAAGCTCAGAAATTCAATCCCATTCTTGATGAATACATCCTCAATCAAGTGAAGCGTGTCTTTTTGACTACGGCTAAGACGGTCCAGCTTATAGACTAGAACTGTGTCAAATTTTCTTTTTTTAGCGTCTTTGATAAGACTTTCTAGCGCTGGTCTGTCAGTATTGGATCCTGAGAAACCTCCATCAGTATATACTTTGTATACATTCCAGTCTTTAATGTCGCAGTAGCTAGAGAGCTTGTCTTTTTGCTCATCTATAGAGTATCCCTCCTCAACCTGGTTTGTCGTCGAAACCCTGACATATATAGCCACTTTATTCATTGTTTTCATTGAATTTGTACCCCTTTTTTGATAAAATAGGTACAAGAAAAACAGCTTTTTAATGCTTTTTTCTTGCTCCTAGCCTCACGCTCTCGGTCGCCAAACTTCTGAGCGTGGGGCTTTTTTGAGTTGTTTCCAAAATGGAAACAGTTGCTAGATAAAAAGAAAAGTAGCCGTATCAAATACGGCTACCATCACGTTATGGATCTAAAATCCAAATGTAAACTTTATGGAGCTAAACTCCTAATAGCTGTATTGTAATATAATTATTAAGAAATGTCAAGAGATTAGAAAAGGTATAATTCTTTTAACTTTTCGTTAATTTTGTCCAATGTGTTATCAGATACTTTCATTTTTCCGATTGGATCTAATCTATTTTTCTTTAAAATTCTATCTTTGCTGATTGTTTGAAGGTTATTACACTTGGCATAAGAACGCTTAATGTATTTTTTGTAGTATTGAGTTAATTCAATAATGTCAGTTATTTCTGATTGTGTCCGTTTAAGGTTGTCATCGTCTACTATCTTAGGTTGAATTATTTCGTTTGAAAATTGCTCTGTATAAGCTTGGTAGACATCCGATAAGGCAGCTTCAGTAATTGCATTATTGGAATCTAAATATTTTAGGTAGGCAAATAATTCTTTGTGTAATTTTTCAATATATTCATCAAGCAAAATAGAAGGATATTCCGCAATGATTTCGTCTATGAGTACGGTATCTATTTGATTTTTAGATGTTAGAGGAATTACTGTGAGTGTTTTTTTATAGGGACTATCTACCTTGTCTAAGACAATAGCCCAATGGTTATTTGATAATTCTCCGCCTATATTTACACCGAACTCTACGAATATCAGAGAGCCACGATTGAATTTCCAATATTTTCTTTTTTGAGTCTTAGCTTCAAACAAGAATTGTTCAGATTGTCTTTTAACTGCTGGTGCAAGAAATCGGTATTTAGAAGATGTATGTTTTGCTTTACCAAGTTTATAGAGTTTTTCAACTTCTATGTAGTTTTGTTTGGTTTGTTCAAAATATGGATTTTCTTTACTCATTTTATTTCTCTCTATACACACTGACAACTTCCCCAATAGTTCGGATGTCGTCATTCTCTGTCAGGTGGATTTCTTCATAGCTATTGTTGAGGCTTTGCAAGTACCAACCGCCGTTATAATCACGTTTCAGCTTTTTAACAAAGTTTTTACCATTGATTTGGAAAATGCCGATGTCGTTGATATCTACCTGATTCGTGACTTTGATAAAGAGCAGGTCGTTATCTTCAATCATTGGTTCCATGGAGTCACCAGCCACCTTAGCGATAGTGTTGTAGTCTTCAGGGACATCTTCGGCACGCAGTCTTACTTCCATGTGGAGGTTGTCTTCCTGAAACGTTCCATGTCCTGCTGCAACCAAGCCTTCTACGTAATCAGTAATGTAGTCATCGCCATCTTGAGACTTGTCAAAGATAGAGCTAGCTTTGGATTTTTTTTGTTCTTCCAGTTGTTTTTTAGCAAAGTCAAGGACTTTCTCCTGCCTTGGTTCTTCTAGTTTGTTGTAGATCGGCAAGATTTCAGGCTGTTCATTTGATATTGAGTTACGCTCACTATCTGGTATACGTTTTTTCTCAACATCATAGCCCATAAGCCAAGGTTCGCTTACTTCAAGTGTTTTAGAAAGCAGGTAAATTCTGTGTTGATCAGGAGACTGTACACCATTAACATACTGAGAAAGGGTACTTTTCCCCATTTTTATTCCTAATTCTTTTTGATAAGGTAATGATTTTTCAAGTATTTCAACTTGTTTTAAATTTCTTTCAGACATGAGCTGTTTTAGTCGCTCAGATGGGTTGCTGCTCCTCATGAAACCTCCTCCTTTTTCCTGTTTATAAGCCTATTATAAACCATCTTGAACAAAAATTCAAGAGAAAGTTCATAAAAAATGAATTTTTTACTTGACTAGGTTCATTCAACGTGATAAAATATGTTTTGTAAAACAGTTCATGAAAAATGAACAAGAAAGGAGGAAGCTAATGAGTAACGATTATTCAAAACTTGCAGGAAAGATTGTTGAAAAGTATGGCACTCAATACAACTTTGCTCAAGCAATGGGGCTCTCAGAGCGCTCAATCTCTTTAAAGATGAATAATAGAGTTCCTTGGAAAGATTTTGAGATGGCAAAAGCCTCAGAGTTGTTAGATATTGATGTAAATCAATTACATGAATATTTTTTTACACCTAAAGTTCATGTTCGTGAACAAATAGCATAGAAAGGAGCTCACATGAATGAACTCATCAACGTAACCCTGAATGAGAATCAGGAGCCAGTAGTATCAGCTAGGCAGTTACATCAGACACTAGAGGTCAAGAAAAGGTTTAGCGCTTGGTTTAAAGCAAACTCTAAATTATTTATAGAGAATGAAGATTTTACAAGTGTCCAAACGGGTACGGTTGTAAATAACGGAGCTATCAAACCTCTACAAGATTATGCTCTAACTTTGGATATGGCTAAGCAGTTGGCGATGATGTCTAGGACGATTAAAGGAGCAGAGATCCGACAATACTTTATACAAGTAGAAAAAGACTTCAACAGTCCTGAGAAGATTATGGCAAGAGCATTGCTCATGGCTGATCAGAAAGTCCACAAGCTAGAGGCTCAGATTGAGGCTGACCGTCCTAAAGTGCTATTTGCCGACGCAGTCAGTGCTAGTAAGTCATCTTGTCTGATTGGTGAACTAGCTAAAATTTTGAAACAGAATGGGATTGACATTGGTCAAAACAAACTTTTTCAATGGCTACGCTCTAACGGCTACCTAATTAGTCGTCGTGGAGAGTCTTGGAACCAACCAACACAAAAAAGCATGCAGTTAGGTCTGTTTGAATTAAAAAAGACAAACATCAATCATGCTGACGGTCATACAACTGTCAGTACAACTACTAAGGTCACTGGTAAGGGCCAACAGTACTTTATCAACAAGTTTCTCAATCAGGAATACTTGACAGGATAAAAACAAAAAGCCCCTCTGGAACGGCAATTCCATTGAGGGACTAAGCAAAATACTTTACGAGGTAATTATATCATGAAAACAGTAAAAAAGGAATGGGAGCCACGGATTGTAAACATCATGGCAGATGGCTCTCAAGTTGACGATCTGACAGGATATGTCATCCCTGCTGGTCATTCGTACTATGACATCATTTTAGGAATGCACAAGCGAGAGTTATAGAAAGGGGATTAAATATGAGGTATGCAGTATATAATCAGGAATACTCATGGGAATTACACATCTTTGAATAATGCTTATGCTCAAGACAAACGTTTAAAGGCAACAACGATAGGTATCCTTACAGTAATCTTGATGAATAAGTCTGATTGGGTTGTGTATCCTGACGAGATTGCACGACGTCTAGGAATAAGCAGGCGCACCGTAGATGAGCACTTTAAGCTTTTAGAGAAAGCAGGCTATCTCAGAGTATATCGCTTAGGGTTAGGCAGAGGTAAAGGCGTAACGGTATATAGATTTTTTTCAGATATGCCTATTTCAGATGATTACTTTGAGTATCTAAAAACTAATCTTGAGAAAGAGTTATCCACAGATAACGGAGTTTAAAAATACAGTTGGAAAATATTGCCATGTGTAAAATTGCCATGTGTAAAATTGCCCTCTAATAAGTACTAACTATACAACAAGTACTAACTATACAATAATCTAAGCCTAACGGCACTAACTTAGTAATAACTACTAACTTACAACAAACTAATACTTCTCTAAAAAATAAAAGAGAGAAATTTCAATTTTAGGACTTTGAAAAATAGGAAAGGAGAAAAAATGAGACCAAGACGATATCCGTATTCAGGAAGAAAGAAAAGGCAATCCGATGAACAGATTGCTAAATTAAAAAGATATGTTGAAGCAAATAGTACTAACATATCATATTTGACCCACGCTATTCAAACTCTAAGAAGTCATCAGAATTGTCAATAACTGTGTAACCTTGTGCAATTGCTTCTTCGATAATTTCGGATTTAGACATCTCATAATCAGATAATCGGATTACTGCACTAGGATGATCAGTCGCTGACTCTGTAAAAGCAGATATCAGAATGTTATCAAGGTCTGACCAAGTAAGTTTTTTAACATGGTGGTTTGGTTTTCTGCTAAGTTTACTCATATAATTTTCCTCCTTTCTATTGAAATTTTGACTAAAACAGTGAGAGGTCCTAGTCAAGAGTATTATAGCAATTTAGGAGGATATTACATCAGTCTTGAGGCTGATATAGGAGGTTGAATGGAAGATAAAATTATCGAACTTGCTGACTACTTCATCAGCGAATCTACAACGTACAGAGAAGCTAAAATAGCGTGTGAGAAGCTATTGAAACAAGTCAGCCATGAGATAGAACTCAGGGCAATGGAAAGTAAGACAGTCTAGAAGACAACAAAAAGCACCTGACGGCAATCAGGCGCATACTAAAAAACTTTACAAGAGGATTATAACATGAATATGAACTTAAATACAAATGAAATTTTAACAACTACTGAATATGATATGTTTCGCAAAATTAGTAATAGAAAAATAACTGAAAATCCTAAATTGGAAGAGGAGCTACTTTCTGAGGGACAACGTCAGCCGATTTTGGTAAATGAAAAAATGGAAGTTATCGACGGGCAACATCGTCTTTATTACTTGAGAAAACATAGAAAACCAGTGCGCTACATAATTGATCCGACCGCTAATTTCAAGACAGTAATTTCGATGAATACATCAGCTGTCAACTGGGCATTACAAGATTATGTGTATTCGTTCGCTTTAGAGGGAGATCCTGAATTTGTTAAATTAGCTAAATTTTTAGACGAGAACGAATTGCTTAGTGACAAGATGGTAATCGTAGCTGGTTCAGGAAGACGTGATGGTACGGCAACACACGTAGTCAAAAAATTAAAAAAAGGCGATTATGTATTTTCAAACGAAAAACAGTTAAGAGAATTTTGTAAGTTCTACGAACGCGTTTTAAACGAAACAAAACTGCCTAACAAACCATTTTTACAATCTGTTTTATGGACTTTGTATACAACATCAGTTTTTGATGAAAACAGAATGTTGACACAATTGAAGAAATCAGATTTGACATCAGAAGATATCGAAGGATTTGCAAAGAAAAAATTGCTATTAACTTTTTTAGAGCTATACAACGGAAGATGGAGTGACGATCATCCTTCTTTAATTCAATACTTTATCAACAGAAAAGGGTCGTTAACAATTCCTAGTTTGCCTAAACAAGATGAAGATAATTAAAAAAGTAGGAAGATAAAATGAAAGTCACAGTATATGCTTACGGCCGAAAATTAGAACCAGATGAACTAATTATCATCCCAGAAAATCATCGTTTTTATGACATTTGGAACGGAATTGTAAATGAAATGCTCGACAACGAGGAGGATGTAGCTTAATGAAACTACTTACTAAATTAAAACTCAGACTTGAAGGAGTTCTTAAATCAGTCAACCTTGACTGGAGAGAGGTTGCTATTGAGGTTAGCAATGACCTTCTCGAAGAGCGCAAACGTCGCTTTATGCGTGAGCAAGAAAACCATGACTTGAAGCAGGAGCTTGCTGCCTACAAGTACAAAGAAAACTTTGATATCAAGGCTAGACTGCAAGGAGAAATGTAGATGTACATTATATCGATTTATGTCAAGAATACTGAAACTGGAAACGAGGATTTCAGTTTGATTGGACGTGATTTCTTACCGACGGGGCACCAAGACTATATTGCAAGAGTTTTTGGAACAAAAGAAGAAGCGATTGATTACTTAAAATCTATATCTTACATCGCATCAGGTGTTCATGGTAACGATTGGGTTTATCAAAATGAAAAACTACCAGAAATTGAGTCACGTTGCCGAATTTGGAAAGTAGGAGAATAAAAGGAGAACAATATGTTTAAAGCACTAAAAACAATCAAAAAAATCAAACAGCTTCAGAAAGAAATGCACGCTTTCAGCCTTGCGTTTCTAGCTCTACAAGATATGAGCTTGATGTCAGAGACTGAAAGAAGCAAGGCGAAGGCTCAAACAATGCACGATGTAAGCCACATGCTCAAGGACGTCCTGGGCGGCAAGTCGGTAGATGAAGCCATGAAACGTCTAAATAGCGAAGTGAAAATTGAAGATGTGGAGCAGGAAGATGACTAGAATTGAACTTGAAAACCGTGTATGGCTTTTGGCTAATCATGAAGAAAAAAACGAATTGCTGGATCTTGGAAAGGTGTATGCTCATGTTTGATTACGACAGAGACATAATGCAGCCTCCTGAACCCAGAGAAGAACATGACCCAGCTGATTGGATTTTCAGCGCTGGTCAATGGATCTATGTAGGAGATTGTTAGCCTATGAATAGAGAACACAACGAAAGGTAGAAGGAAATGACGAATAATCAAATTGTAGAAGCAAAAGGCGACTTTTTAACCAACCCACAGCTACTTAATAGCGGTATTATCAGAAAGTATCTTGACCCACAAGGAAAAGCTAGTGATGAGGAGCTTGCCTATTTTATAGCTCAAGCCAAAGCCCAAAACCTCAATCCATTTACAAAAGAAATTTATTTTATCAAGTATGGAACTCAGCCAGCCCAGATAGTCACTGCCAAATCAGCTTTTGAAAAGAAAGCAGATAGTCACCCGCAATTTGATGGCAAAGAGGCAGGCGTAATCTATCTGATGGATGGTGAAATTAAATACTCAAAAGGAGCATTTATTCCTAAAGGTGCTGAAATTCTTGGCGGCTGGGCTAAGGTGTACCGCAAAGACCGTACTTACCCAACGGAAACAGAAGTATCTTTTGAGGAGTACGACAATTCTAAAATACGTGCAAGAGTTAAGGAACTGACACAACAAGGTAAAGATGTTACTTATCCAGTGATGAACTCATACGGTAAGCCAATAGGTGAGAATAACTGGGATACTATGCCTTGTGTCATGATACGAAAAGTAGCTCTAGTGTCAGCTTACCGTGAGGCGTTTCCTGCCGAGCTTGGAGCAAGCTATGAGGCTGACGAAATTCAGCTGGATAACACACCTAAAGACGTCACTCCTCAAGAAAGCCGTGAGGATGTCGTAGCACGCAAGATGGCTCAGATTGAGCAATTCAACAAAGGGCAAGAGGCAAATCATGCAGATCCTGAACCTGCTCAAACTGAGGAAACAATCCAGGGCGAATTGCTAGACGGTGAACTTGAATATTAGGAGGACAACATGCAAGAATTACAGGTTATTGATGATAAGAAAATCAATAAAATCTATGAGATGATCACAACGGATGAACTTACTAGAGAGTCTTTTGAAAAAGACCTCATAGAGGCTACTGAGAAGTACAAGGACTATATTCCTACAGCTGGAACTCTCAAAGACGACAAGGCAAAGCGGGCTGAATTTAACAAGTTAATTGAGTCTAAAAATCGTATCCGTATTGACACTAAAAACTTACTATCAGAGACAGCTAACACATGGGATAGTTATGCTAAGTCAATTATTGACCCATTTGCAACCGTAGTTAGTGAATTTGATAAAGGTATCAAGGAAATTGAAGAACATCAAAAGGCTGTCCGAATTGACACGGTAAAAGGCTATCTAGCCAACAAATCGGCTGAGTACATGCTGGATCCTCGTCTCTTTGATGAAAAGGCCCTTGAGTATGTCAAAGCTAGCGATTTTATGGCAGATGGCGTGACGCTTAAAAAAGCCACTATGAAGTCACTTGATGACATGGTCACATTTGAATTTCAGAAACAACAAGAATTTGAAAAAGCCAAGTCAGCTATTTCAGGGTTATGTGCTGAGTACGGCATGACTGACTCACCTTACATTAGACAGCTGAAAAACTTGACTCTTGCTGAAGTCTTTGAACAAATCAAAACTGATTATGAGTTTGAAAAGCAAAAGGAAGAACTCAGACAGGCTCAAGAACGAGCAGAGCGATCTAATCAGGAGCTTTTAGCAGCCCAACAAACCAAACAGCAAGAACAGGCTCCAAAATCAACGGAAACCCCAAATTTTGACCCAGAAACGGGCAAAATCTTGGACGGTGGACAAATCCTCCAAAATGAGCCTAACGCTCTTAGAGGGGCTGAAAATGACCTAAAACGATATGCCCAAAAAATGACTTTAGAGGTGTATTTTGTAGACACAGCCGAAAAAGACCGTTTCAAGGCTGGTCTAAGTCAACTCGGATTTGATTTTAAAAAGAACTATCAAGTCAGGGGTTATCAACGTATCGAGCCATTAACTCAGGCTGAACTAAATGAACAATGTGGGTGGTAAGTATGACAGAAATTGAAAAAATTTCAGAAGAATTGGCTGAATATGGGGTGCCTGATGAGTTAATAGGAAAAATAGAGGACCTATTAGCGACTCTGTATGGCGAAAAAAGGAAATTGGAGATAGAAAAATCTTGGGATATTTCTCCAGAGTCAATGGGGAGGGTAACCATGGACATCAGAAAAATATCTGACAGCGTAGCCATCTACTCGGACGGCAAGAAATTGCAGGTTATCCACAACCTAGGGGATGAGTTTATCCTTGATTTCAATGTGGGAGAGGATAGCGTCTGGAACCTCAATGGCCAAGTCGTAGAAATTATTGACATGATTGAGCCTGTCTTTAAAGTTTTCAGCTTTTGCTCAAAATCTGGAGAGGGTATGCAACGCTTAAAACATGCTATCGTCCACTTTGAAATATTTGAGCAGTACATCAGAGATAATCAGGAAGACCTGATGATCTGGTGGCACAATCCAGGAGGGGAATATGATTAAAACCGTATTTTTTTCATGTGATTATCCACATCATGAGGCGATTGACGACCAAATAAATAGCTGGCTTGCCGAAAATCCAGGCATTAAGTTGATTGACATCAAATTTCAATCAAATGTGTCTGCTGTCGCTGACAGTGGAGTCAGTGCTGAATATTGGCATACATCCGCATTGATTATTTACAAAGTTCCCTCAGAGAACAATATAAGCAGTATTAATTCAAATGGTTTAGGTTTCATAATCAGCTGTGAGAAATGTGGTAGCTTATCAATAATCAAGGGAAAAGATGTAGGTCAAAATGTATGTTATGAATGCAAAGGAGAGAAATAATGAATGATTTTATCAAAGAGATTGGGATGGCTATCCTATGGATGTTTTTAGGGTATCTCTTGGGAGAGCGTAGCACTAGAGGGGGACAAATCAGATGATCAATAACGTCACACTAGTTGGGAGGCTTGTAGCGCCTCCTGATCTACGAAAAACGCCTAACAATGTATCTAGCTTGCAGGGCACGCTTGCAGTCAATCGCAATTTCAAAAATGAAAATGGAGACCGTGAGGCTGATTTTATCAATTTCCAAGCGTGGAGAGGTACAGCTGACATCATTGCTCAGTATTGCAGCAAGGGCTCACTTATTGGCCTCACAGGGCGCTTACAAGTTAGGTCTTACGAGAAAGACGGTCAGCGTCGATATGTGACTGAAGTAATCGCTGAGAGTGTAGCTCTGCTAGAGAGTCGCAACAGTCAGCACGGACAAGGCAACAGTTTCCAAAATGGGAATAGCTCACCTTTTACCGATCCTAACCCCTTTGACCTCCCAAATGACGGTTTGCCGTTTTAGGAGGTATATATGTCAAAAATTAAAATTCTTGACGCTTGCTGTGGCAGTCGTATGTTTTGGTTTGATAAAAACGAAAGTCACACAATTTTTATGGACATTAGGCAAGAAACATTTGAGATACATGACAAAAAGGTCAATGTAGACCCTGATATTATCGGTGATTTTCGTGACATGCCTTTTGAAGACAACACATTTAATCTAGTTGTGTTTGATCCACCACATCTAAAATGGGCTGGACCTAATTCGATAATGAAAGCTCAGTATGGACAGCTGGACAAAGTTACCTGGTCGGAAGATTTGGCCAAGGGTTTTGAAGAATGTCTGAGAGTTCTAAAAGTTGGCGGCACACTAGTCTTTAAATGGTCTGACCGTCAGATAAATGTAAAGAAATTACTAGAGGTGATACCATTCAAGCCCTTATTTGGTCAGCAAAGAGGCACCACACACTGGCTAACGTTTGTAAAGTTTGAGGAGGACAAGAATGGAGTGGACGGATTGGGTGGATTGGAAACCTGAAACCAAAACGGACATTAAAACCAAAATTGAAAATGACGGGTACACTTTTCCACATTACGACAAGAAAAACAATGGCGTCAAGTATGTGATTTCTACAATGGACATCAAACAAGACTGTCTAAGACTTGGAGTACCGTTTGAAGATATGTACCCTTTGCAAACGACACTTTTTTAACAGGAGAAAGAACATGGCAAGTAAAATCAATGTGACAGAACGTATTGCTATCATCATTGAGAAACAAAAAATAGAGGTCGTTACGACTCTAAACTATGATATGAGCATTAGCTTTGATAACAAAGACACGGCTCCTACACTAGATGACAATGGTGACCTTTTTGAACCGGTCTACAAGTGCAAAGTTAAGGCAATTCCCAAAAATGATGTATTTTTCACCTCATTAACACGAGTCAAGAGCAACATCAAGACGCTACAAGAGGTTAAAAAATTCTTTGAGTTCGTAAACGAAAACAGAGAAAATCTCTTTGAGATGGCAGGATTTAAGGGGGCTCTTGAATGAAATTGACCCTGAACATTGAGCCTAAACCTCAATCACGGCCAAGGTTTGCAAGACGTGGGAGTTTTACCACAACTTACGAAGACAAGGATATGAAAACATGGCGCAATCATTGCCAGCTGCTCATTGCTAATCAGTACATGGGTCAGCCTATCCTTGAGGGAGCTTTGAGGACACGGCTTAGATTTTATATCAAACCTCCTCAGTACATTTCTAAAGTCAAGAAGAACCAACAGGCCCTCCTGGATGAAATTATACCAGTAGGCAAAAAGCCTGACATAGATAACTACGAAAAAGCGCTATATGACAGCATGTCAGGGATCGTCTTCCAGGACGACGGTCAGATAGCGCTACATGATGTAGGCAAGTTCTACAGTCTAAATCCACGGATAGAGGTTGAGATTGAGGTCATGAAATCCCTGAGTATTTGAAGAAATGAGGAGCAGATGGCTGACTACGCATTATATCAAGGTGATGTGTTTGTTACGCTTGGAACATTAGCGCAGATCAGTAGCGAGACAGGAATTACTGAAAGGATGTTAAAGTATTACACTTACACATCACACCAAAGACGACACCCAAACGGTAGGGCCGTTATTAAAATTGAGGAGGAAGATAATGAGAATTAAGACGGAAAGCGGAGGAGTTGGAAGATGATGGAAGAGTTAAAGCAAAAAGTTAATGAAGTATACAACTGGACGGTAGAAGACGGGAAGCCGCAACCTCCCAAGCAAAATTTACCACAAGCGGTGAAAGACCGGGCGGACTATTTTTGGGAAATGGCAGAAGATGGTATGACGTTTATGGGAGCGATGGAATGCATCTTCGCTGATGAAAAGCCTACAGACTATGATTTGGGATCTACTAAGGATTGGTTGCCAAAATCTAAGGAGTTTGATGATTGGGTTGGCTATTCGCCAAGCATGGCTCGGGTAATTATTGCAGTTTATTTGATTTATAGAGGAAACTAAGATGAATAAGCAGGAATTGATTGAGAAATATAAAGAGCTGGAGAATAGTTCATTTGATATTGCAGCGATTGTAGTTTGTCAGCTAGTTTTAAAAGACTTAGAACAGCTAGATGAACCAAAACCAGTCAAAGTTCCGCAGTGTGTGGCGGAATATATAGAATTTAAAAAGAAAAACAATTTTCATGTTTACGGTGCAATGAGAGTAATTGAAGATCATTATGATAAGAAAGTTCCTGATTGGTTTTACGAAAATAACATCGAAAAATTCTGTCTTGCTTGGCTTGACGGCTACGAGGTCGAGGAAGAGAAGCGGTATTTGGTGACTTTAAAAAATAGGCAGCCTTTGGTCAAATCGCAATCAGGGAGTACTCTTTATTTTAGTCAAGATATAACAGCTAGGAATTATAAAGGTACTCAAAAAGAACTAGAAGAAGCAAAGTTCGGCTGGGTGTTTGATTGTGAAGGAATTGATATAGAGGAGGTGGAATAAATGACAAAATTTGTTAAAATACAATCTTGTTATAGAGGACATACTGAAGATGAGCTTATCAACATAGATGATATTGGGCGCATCTGTCTAGGCCCTAATATCTTGTTTTTAAGAACACCTTACAATTTAGGAGAACATCATATTTCTATCACTCAAAATTCAGTAGATAAACTTTTGAAAGTATTGGATATTATTGGGGAGGACGGCAAATGAGACCTTGTAAATATCCATATTCAGGAAGAAGAAAAAAGCAAGAAACACCGTCGCCAATATTTTCTGCACGACCAATTTTTAAAGAAGTTCCAATTGTAGAAGAAGTTAAGGTTGAGTTCGAAGTTGAAGCTAGTACAGGGCGCATATATCCAGAAACGATAATACATTTAGATATTTCTGGGTATGGAAATAGAGTGCATTCAGTATATCTCTTCCCTGGAACCTTACTGAGTGTTGGTGAGTCAATCCAACTAAAAATGCTTTTCTATAGAAGACTTAGAAATTTTACTACAGATCGTTTTTTGACGTTTAGGGAATCTGATTGGAAGTTCTTTATCCGGGACCTGGTCAACGAATTTAAGCATTAAAAAAAGCCAAGACACTCTCTGTCTCAGCAATAATTTCAAACACTATTATTATATCACAAAGGAGATAGAGAGTGAAGGCTAAAGAGTTACTTGATGAACTACAGAATTTGGATGAAGAGATACAGAGTCGAATAGACGAGCTTGCTAATCTTGAAGCTAGTTTGCTTTCTAGTCCTAAAATGAGAATGGATAAGGTTCAAGGTGGTCAGAAGGTTCGATTAGATGAACGTTACATCGATATTTTTAGCATGCAAGATCCCTTGAAAGAGTACATAAAGCAAGCAACTGCTGAAGCTATCCAGCGCAGAATTGAGCTCAGTAAATTGATTGATAAAATGCCTAAGCCTGCAAGTCGAACAATTCTAAGGATGGTGTATATTCAGAAAGCAAACGTGTATGATATGATTGAATTTTTACGATGCAGCAAGACCACTTTTTACAAAAAGAAGAAAGATGCAATCTGTGAATTGGGTGTTGTAGTTGATAAAAGCGAACTAATGTGAACTAGGTTGAAGCGCACTGGTCTAACAATCGTGCTATTATAGTATCATCAAGAATTAAGGGTAAGGCAGTGAGCCTTCCCTGACATGGAGAGTTGGCAGAGTCAGGTTGAATGCGCCCGTTTGCTAGACGGGTGATCGCCTATGTGCGGTCCGTGGGTTCAAATCCCACACTCTCCTTTGAGTGTTTGTGTCCCAGAATGGGGTAGGCAGTAGGCTTAGCATTCATATATCACTCATTAACTCCTATCACTCATTAACTTAAAAATGGTTGCGGAAGCGACTGGACCTCGCATGATTGCGTAGCTAATTATATTCCGGATAAGTTATAAGCTAGAGGGTTTGATTCCCTCAGAGGTTTTAAAGACTACAAAAAATAAAAAAGAAGTCAAAATTTAATACGCACGCAAGGTTGTAGTCGCCTTGCACTTTTAGGGCTTAGCCTAGATAATCTGTGGTAACTCAGGAAAAGGATGTTTTTAAATCTATCAAACATCCTGCCAGCAATGGTCAATCTAAGCAATGTAATCTTAACTATTTCAGTTTTGGAATAGGTAGGCGAAGTTAAAGCAGGAAGATTCCAACGGCAAGGTGCTGAGGAAATGCAAATGTGGCTGTTTGGCTGTGAAACGAGTCTATAAGAGGAAAGAGGTATTTGGTTCGAGGTGCAACAAGAGCTTGATACCATATCTTACAAAAATTGGGTGCCTCCCAAAAGTATGTAAGATGAGTCGATTGTCCGCAAAACAATCGATAACAAGCAGGCGCTGTGCATTTTGTTCTTCAAAAGAGAATGAAACACATGGCGATGCGTGTCTGTGATAGATGAAAGATGATTTTTATATTTTAAGGCTATTCAAGATAGAAAAAACTCAAAAAAGCAAAAGTCATCGCCCGTCGTAAACGAAAGTGCACTTCGGCAATTAGATTGCCTGCTCAAGTCTCGCAAGGATGAGAGTAAAGTCAAAGAGTAAAGCAGCTTAGACTTTTAGCGGAGTCTTCGTTAATTGAAAAATGGCTTAGTAGTTTGCGATGTGAGGAGTGATTGGTCTAACCAATCGTGCATGAGTGATACAAGTAGGAATATTTGTGGACAAGATAATAAACTATAAGTTATCAAAAGTCACTCGTTTAAAGCAGTAGTCTCATGCTAGTTAATGGATACATGGTAGACGGATTAAGTCCTGTTTAGGGAATTGAAACGTAGGCAGGTTCGAATCCTGTCGTTCCAATTGCGATTTTAATTCGCAGAGAGAGGTCTTGAAAAGGTCGCACATCGTGTGGCTTTTTTTGATTGTTTGAAAGGTGGTGATGGAAAATTGAATGAAAGACAAAGGCGTTTTGCAGATGAGTACATCATCTCAGGTAATGCTTATCAATCAGCTTTAAGAGCAGGATATAGTGAGAAATATGCCAAAGCAAGATCTTCTGAATTGTTGGATAATGTCGGAATTTCTGATTACATCAAAAATCGAATGGAGGAGTTGCAAGATGAAAAAATCTTAACTCAAAAACAAATACTTGTGATGCTATCAGAAATTGCGTCGGGACAAGCGAAAGAAACAATAGTAGTCACAACAAAAGTAGCTGAGTTGATGCCTGATCCCGTGACTGGTAAGTCTGTAAAAGTCTACAATGAAATCCCTCAACTTGTCGAATACCCAACAAAGAACAGCGATAGGAATAAAGCTCTTGAATTGTTAGGTAAACGACATAAGATGTGGACAGACAAAGTAGAGGCAGACGTTTCTGGAACGGTGGTGTTTGCAAATGAGTCAGACATACCAGATTAAGCAAAGTGATATTGTAATCGACCTACCTAAGACAGTAGGAGCTGGGTACGGACAGTTCTGGCGCTCAAGAAGTCTTTATCGTGTAGTCAAAGGGTCCCGTGGTTCGAAGAAGTCCAAGACAACCGCTTTAAACTATGTTGTCCGTCTTTTGAAATATTCCTGGGCCAACTTGCTTGTTATTCGTAGGTATTCGAATACAAATAAGCAATCAACTTATACGGATTTTAAATGGGCGTGTAATGTGTTGGGTGTGACTCATTTGTTTAAATTTAACGAGTCTTTGCCTGAAATAACTGTAAAAGCGACTGGTCAAAAAATCCTATTCCGTGGTTTGGATGATGAACTCAAAATCACATCTATCACGGTCGATGTCGGCAGTCTTTGTTGGGCATGGTTTGAGGAAGCATATCAAATTGAGACTGAAGACAAGTTCAGTACAGTAGTTGAGTCAATCCGTGGTAGCTTAGATGTACCTGATTTCTTTAAACAAATCACAGTCACATTTAACCCGTGGAATGAGAGGCACTGGCTCAAACGTGTGTTCTTTGATGAAGAGACTAGCCGAGCTGATACATTCGCTACTACAACCACTTACAAATGCAATGAGTGGCTTGATGAAGTCGATATTAAGCGCTATGAGGACTTGTATCACACAAATCCAAGGCGTGCGAGAATCGTTTGTGATGGTGAATGGGGAGTTGCTGAAGGTTTAATCTATGAGAACGTGACCGTCAAGGATTTCGATAAGGATGAATTGCTACGAGATTCAGCTAATAAGTTATGTATCGGTCTTGACTTTGGTTTTACTCACGATCCAACCGCTTTGTGTTGTTCGTTGATAAATGACACGACGAAAGAGATTTATGTCTTTGATGAGGCGTATAAAGTCGGATTGATAACCAAAGAAGTTGCGAAGATGATAAAAGACAAAGGTTATCATCGCTCACAAATCATTGCTGATAGCGCAGAGTCACGGCTGATTGAAGAGCTCAGGTCAGAACATGGCATATCTAGAATAAAAGAGAGTCGGAAAGGTAAGGATAGTATTATGGCAGGTGTATCAAAATTGCAAGGATACGCTATTTATGTGCATCCAGATTGTAAAAACATCATGGATGAATTTTATAGTTATTGCTACCAGCGAGATAAAGAAGGCAACTGGTTGAATAAACCAGAGGATAAAAACAACCACTTGATGGACGCTTTGCGTTACAGCCTTCAATGTATCGAAGGTGGGAAAGCAACCGTCCGCAGACGTTCTGATTATGGTCTATAGAGAGGAAAGACATGTACCAATATTTAACCTATCCACGGGATGGATATGATGAGGGTTCTTTGAAGAAAGACCTGATTTACAAATTGATAACGATGCATAACACTGAAAGCTCACATTTGAAGAAGCTTAAAAGCTACTATTTGGGTGAGCATGCTATCTTAGAACACATGAGACGCAACGTGAACGCACCTAATTACAAGACGGTAGCCAATCATGCCAAGGATATCGCAGACACGGCTACGGGCTATTTTATGGGCAATCCTATCAAGTATAACAATACTGCTGACGGTGATATCGATGAACTACTTACAGCCTTTGATGGTGCTGAGATTGACCAAGTAGATGCTCAGAATGCTTTGAACATGGCTATCTATGGTCGTGCTTACGAGTACATCTATGCTAAAGAGGGTATGGCTGAGTTGGATTCAACTAGTATTGATCCGGAGAATACTTTCATGGTCTACGATGATAGTATTGAGCGGAAGCCTTTGTTTGCGGTCTATTACTATGAAGTAAAAGACGATACGAAAGACACTACCAAGCACCAGGCTGAGGTCTTTACCGAAAATCTGCACTATCACATGGTGCTGAGAAGTACAGATTCAGGAACAACTCAGAGCGAGGAGGCAACACCTCACAACCTTGGTCAAATCCCAATTATCGAATATCGCAACAATCACTTTGCAATTGGTGACTATGAGCAACAAATTAGCTTGATAGACGCTTATAATTCCTTGATGGGGAATCGTGTCAATGATAAGGAACAGGCTGTAGAGTCTATCCTTGTCTTGTATGGCACGCAGTTAGCAGACACTCCAGAAGACGCTAAGGTAGCAATGAAGATTCTTTCTGAAGAAGGTCTTTTGGAATTGCCGGGCGATAGTGCAAGGGCTGAGTTCTTGAAGAATACGCTGGACGAAAGTGCTACTGAAATCTTGCGTACAGCTCTTAAAGAGGACATCTACACATTTAGCCATGTGCCTAATTTGACTGATGAGAATTTCGCAGGGAATACATCAGGCGTAGCCATGGAATTTAAGCTGATGGGCCTTGAGATGATTACTAAGACCAAGGAAGCGAACTATAAGCGAGGATTGCGTCAGCGTATTGCGATTTTTGCTCATTACTTAGGTATGAAGCAGATTGCACTAGAGTCTCATTCAATCGTTCCACAATTCAGCCGTGGTTTGCCTAAAAACTTGCTGGAAATCTCTCAGATTGTGAACAATTTGGAAGGTAAAGTGACCAATAGGCAGCTTATTTCTCTCTTGCCGTTTGTGGAAGACCCTGACGCTGAACTGGAAGCCTTGGAAGAAGAAAAAAAGAAGAACATGGAAGACATGCCGATGTTCAACAAAGACAACACGAAACCCGAAGACGAGGTAGAGGATGAAGAATCAGGAGTATTGGGCGAAGAGGAAAGCCAATCTGATTTACCAGCAGATGGACAAGGCCGAAAAGCAGGCAGACCAGTTCGATAAGGTCTATCAGGAAGCCAAGACTTACTTGGATAAGGAAGTCAATAAGATTTTTGATAAGTTCCAACGTGATTATGGTCTAAGTCAGGTAGAAGCTAGACAAGTCTTGAAGAACATGAAAGACAAGAAAAATCTGAATGAACTTCGTAAAGTACTTGAAGCGAGACCGAATGACCCGAACATCCAAAGATTACTGGCTGACTTAGATAGTCCGGCTTATTCTTTCCGTATGAAGCGTCTAGAACGTTTGAGTGATGATTTAGACCGTATGCGTGAATCTATCTATCATTCAGAAAAGACAGGCTCAGACGCCTTTTATAGCGACCTGATGAAGGATAGTTACTACAAGGCTACCTTTGACCTGCAGCAGCAGACAGGACTAGCATATGGCTTTTCTGGGCTTCCTGAGAACGAGATTAAACATCTACAGTCTTTCAGTTGGGTAGGTGACGGAAGTACCTACTCTACAGACATCTGGAAGAATACGGGGAAGCTTACTTCTAGCATAAAAGATGAACTACTTATGAGCCTCATGACAGGCCGAGATACACGAGAAACTGCACAAGCAATTGCTGAGAGGTTCAATGTAGGTCAGAACGATGCAAGACGTTTGGTTCGGACAGAATCAGCCTTTTTTCATAACCAAATGGAACTACTCAGCTATGAAGAAGCAGACATAGAAAAGTATATCTTTGTGGCCGTCTTAGACAAGCGTACATCACGGATTTGTCAGGAGCATGACAATCAGGTCTATGATAGGGACAAGGCTGTCCCTGGCGTCAATTGTCCACCTATGCATCCGTGGTGCAGGTCTACTACTGTCGGATACGATGAGGACGCAGACTACAGCAAGTTGAAGCGCAGAGCAAGGAATCCAGAGACAGGTAAAGTTGAGTACGTGCCTGCCGATATGACTTATAAAGAGTGGTATAGCAAGTATGTTGCGAAAGACGGGGAAAAGGTGTATAATCAAGATACAAGAGAAGCCAAGGCGAAATTTTATAGCGAACAACTATTGTCCAAAATTTCAGGAGTTGAGCCAAAAATTACAAGTGATATGCAACGTATCGCAGGAGAAAACAAATTGGCAGGTCTTGAATTTAGGAAGAAAACAGTTGAGTCATTATCACGTAAAATTATTGCAGATAGCCTAGTTGAAAATATAAGTTTGTCAAAAGCCGTGAGTAAGATTAATGACGCCTTAAGGTACACAACTATTTTCGATTCCGATACTTTTACAGAAGAGTATTTGAAGATGAAACAGAAGCTTGTCGCAGAAGGTTATAAAATTGTAAAAGTAAAAAACACTTGGTTAGTAGATGGACCATACAAAGGTGTGAATACAGTCGTTGAAAAAGATGGTATCAACTTTGAAATGCAGTATCATACTCAGGAAAGTTTCGACTTAAAAAATGGTTCATTACATGAACTCTATGAGAAGTATCGTGATACGAATACATCTGATCTAGAACGCATGAAATTATTTAAGGAAATGCTTGATTTAAGCAATGGGCTTGAGATTCCTAAAAATATAGAGAGGGTGAAGTGATATGAAAGATATTAAATACTACCGCACAACGACGAACAATGCTCAAGTACTTCGTTTGATTGATGGTGTCATGCAAGTTTTTGACATTGAAAAAAAGTGGGTTAATAGCATGGATTGGTTTAATAAAATCTTTTTTAATGACTTTACGGATTTTGAAGAAATTTCAGAAAATGATGCATTTACTTATATTGACAGGATGGTAGCGGCATGATTGATATTGCCTTGGCTATCGCTAAAAAAGCACATGCAGGGCAGGTAGATAAAGCGGGTGTTGATTACATACAGCATCCTCTCTATGTGGCCAGTCAAGTCAACACTGAACAAGAAAAAGCTGTCGCTCTTTTACATGATGTGATTGAGGATAGCGATATAACTGCTGCCGATTTATTCGCGTCTGGCTTGTCAAATGAAGTTGTTACAGCGGTACAAATTTTGACAAAGAAAAAAGGTCAAAGTTATCAAGAATATCTTGGGAAAGTAAAATCAAATAATTTAGCAAGAGTTGTAAAACTTGCAGATTTGAAACATAACTCAGATTTATCACGTTTGAAATCTGTTACCAATACAGACTACGAGCGTGTTAAAAAATATAAAAATGCAATTTATTACTTAAGCACCTAGAGAAATCTAAGTGCTTTTTTCGTGCTCAGAAAGGAGAATCTGATGAATAAGTACAAAAAGTTGATAGAATTGATTGAAAATAACGGTCTTGAGATACAATCTAAGAAATGTTATGATCCACAGAGTGCTTGGCATGGTGAGGAGTTATGGATTGTTGATAAGAAAAAACAAAATAAAATTTTTGATTTATCAGGTAACGGTTACTGTTTTCATGACGCTAAAGTTGAGGAAGCCATTGAAGAAGTTGAGAAGTATCTATTATTGAAAAAGATGGATACGTTTGATGATTTCAAAAAATGGGTGGAAAAGAATGCTAAGCCTAAAAAATGATGCTTAGAAAGGAGTAAAGACATGTTTATATGGGATTGGGTATCAATCGCCTTTGGGTGGTTGGTATTTTTGTTGTTAATATTTATTATTATGGCCGTAATCAGCGGAATAATTAAAGGTGTAAAGAAAGGAACAGAAAAATGGAAGAATGGAAAGAAAGATTTAAAAAAGAATACTACGAATTGAAAGAACGATTCCAGAAGTTAGATATGATGATTGGGAAATACGAAAAAGGGCAACTAGAGTTTGAATCTAAATGTCCGATTGATTTGTTAAAAGGTCAGCGTTCAACCATGTGGAATTATTTAAGAATTCTAGAACAACGTGCAAAAATTGAAGAAATTAAACTATAAAAATTAACCGCATCGAAATCGAGGCGGTTTTCTTATGTTCTAACCGTATGGAATCCCGTACGGTTTTTATATTGTCCAAACTGTGCCGATGACATTAAAAGCTGTACTGTTCCGTCGCCGGACGTAAAGCGAGATTATCGAGTGGCGACGTAATCGCTGGAGGACAATTATGTCAGAAGAAATCAATGCAACTGTATCTACTGAATCAACTGAGACTGTCGACACTCAAGAAAATGTTGATACAGTGCAGGAAGAAAAGCACGAACGAACTTTCACTCGTGCTGAAATCGGTAAGATGCTATCTGCCGAGCGCTCTAAATGGGAAGCTGAGCAAGAAGCCAAGGAAAACGAAGCTAAGAAGCTTGCTAAGATGAACGCTGATGAAAAACAGAAATATCAGTTGGATCAGCGTGAGCAAGAACTAGCTGACCGTGAAAAGGCTATTGCTCGTAAGGAATTGACCGCAGAGGCTAAAGCAATGCTAAGTGAACGTGACTTACCTGTTGAGTTAGTAAATGTAGTCGATTTGACAAACGCAGAGACGGTATCTGAATCTATTACCTCTATCCAAAAAGCATGGGAAGAGTCAGTTCAGAAGGGAGTATCTGAACGTATGAAAGGTAGTGCACCTATCAAAAATGCACAAACAGTCCAGCAAGAAGTCACGGAAAAATGGCGTAAAGACTTCTTGTAATAAAAGAAAAGAGGAAAAATAAATGGCATTTGAAGAATTAAATACAGCAGAATCACGCAAGAAACATCTTGGGATTATTGAGGATGTACTTGCAGTAAATTCATATTCAACACCGCTTGTGACATCAAGCGATGCAGTAACCTTGCAAGGTCGCTCTTTTACAGTAGCAACTGGTAACACAACAGAGTTGAAAGACTACAAACGTAACAAAGACAACGAATTTGATCACGTTGAAGTTGAAGAAAAGGTTTATACCCTTGATGAAGAAAAATACTGGGGTCGTTTCGTAGATCAATTGGACGAACGTGACTCTAATGGTCAAGTGAATATCAATTATGTTATTGCCCGTCAGGCTGCAGAAGTAGTCGCTCCATATCTTGATGAACTACGTTTTGGTGCAGCACTTGGAAACGTAAGTGACAATGTTGCCATGGGTAAAACAGCAGGAGCGAACAACGCTTATAATGCGGTTCTTGATGTGTCTGAGAAACTTGATGAGCTTGGAATTACAAAAGAACGCTTGCTCTTCGTCACTCCAAGTTTCTACAAAGCGATCAAGTCTGAAATCGTTCGTCTACCACATGGTGACGCAGATAAGAAAGTCCTTGGAAAAGGATATGTTGGTGAATTGGATGATTACACAGTCTATAAGGTTCCTTCTAAATTCCTGAAAGGTGTTAATGCCCTTGCTACTGCTCCAGGTGTTGTTACATCTCCAGTACAAGTAGATAATACTAAGTACAACGATAACATTCCAGGTCGATTTGGTGAATTGGTAGAGCAATTGCTTTATACTGGTGCATTTGTTCTTGAACACTTCAAGAAATACATCATCACAATTGCAGATTCTAAGCCTGCTGCTAAACCATCTACTCAAGGTAAAGTTGTAAACCGTGCTAAAGCGTGGAAGACTGGAACAGCCTATAAAGAAGATGACACGGTAACGCATGAAGACAAAGTCTACGTTGCTATCAAAGACATCACTAGCTCAACCAATGCACCAGGATCTGACTCAGCTAACTGGAAAGAAAAAACTGGTAAGAAATAGGTCCGAGTTATGAAATTTAAAATCAAACAAGATTTCTATGATTGGGAATCAAATGTGAAACGACTGGCAGGAGAGGAACTTGAGATTACTGAGGAGCGCTATGCTGAGCTGGCTGACAATATTGCCAGCAACGGTGTCGCTATCTCAGATGTTCTTGAGAAAATCCTCCCTGAACCTGAGTTCTTAGAAGAGGATTGAAATGTCTATAGAGTTGCTGAAGAAATTAACAGGCGAAGAAGATACTCAGCTTCTCACGTTGCTCCAAACGAGGGCTACAAATCTTATCTTGTCAGAGACTAATCGCACATCTTTGACACCTGCTTTAAGTCTTTTGATACCTGAGGTTGCTATCGAGCTCCACAACCGCTCAGGAGCGGAAGGAGAGCGTTCTAGAACCGAAGGTGGTATAGCAGTAGTCTACGGAGAAAATGGCCTGTCTACGGGTCTTCTACAGCGAATACGCATGCACAGGCTAGCAAGGGTGGCAGGTCATGTTTTTGAAGCAGAGTAGACTGAAACCTTATCCAATGCGACGGTTTGAAAAGACTGTCACTGAGGAAGGTGTCGCGAAAGAAGGGTATGCCAAGGAAGCTGAGACAGTCCGCCTTGAATTGTGGCCAGCTAGTAGCAAACTACAATCTGAATTGTATGGCGAGCGTGTCAATGATATTTTGAACGCAAATGCCAACAAATCAGCTACTATCAAAGTGAAAGATGGTGTGTGTATCGATAGCCAGACAGAAGTGACTCACAGGGTTATCTCTAAAAAGGTCTACACACATCATCAAGTCTTGGAGTTAGAGCGTGTCAGAGCTACTAGGGGCAGATAGGCTTATAGCTAAATGTAGACGATTGGCTAGTAAAAAAACTGGCGAGGATATCGTCTTACGTGCGGTACACAATGCTACTATAAAGGTTGTCCAAGCAGATGCAAGAAGACTCGCACCAGCGAGAGATGGAGAGCTTATAACTAGTATCAAAACTAGGGCAAAAATGGACGGAGATAAGGCTATAGGCGAGGTTTACACCAACCTAAAATACGCTCCTTACGTTGAGTTTGGGACAGGGCCAATAGGACAAGCTAGCCATTCTGGTATCTCTCCAGAGGTCAGCGTAACTTACAAGTCTAGTCCGTGGTATGTGCATGAAGACCAAATCAATGTAGGACCTTACCACTTTCAAAAGATTGGGGAGTTCTACAAGATGTATGGTCAACCTGCCCAGCCTTATCTTTATCCAGCTTTGAGAGACAATCAAGAGCGTGTGTCTAAGAATATTTCGAATTATGTCCGTAGAAAGATAAGAGAACAAATAAAATGATTAATATCAAGCCTGTTATTTATAAAGAATTGCAAAAGGTCGCAGATAATGTGACTGATACTTATCCTAGCGATTGGGAGACTTTCCCAGTCGTTATTTTTTTAGAAGAACAAAACAAGCCGGGTGATTGGTTTGATGACCAGGAACAAAAATCCTCTATCCGCTACAAGGTGGATATCTTTGATGATACCAGCACTAGTGAGTTAGCTGTTAAAATCAATCAGATTTTTGAGTCTTTAGGTTTGCGAAGAACCGACTGCCAAGACGTGCCAGACCCGTCTCATTTGAGACATAAGGTCATGCGTTTTGAAGGTGTCGTTGATTTAGACTCAGAGCTTGTTTTTCAATTTAGAATGGAGAATTAAACATGTTAGCAAATGGAATTAAATTGGCCTTTAGTGAAACGAAAGGCAATTATCAGAATCTTGTAGGGCTTAAGGAAGTACCTGAATTTGGTATCGAACCCGAAAAAGTAGAGAATACTACCCTTGCAGATACAGTGAAGAAGTACGAGTTTGGTATCGGGGACGCAGGAGAACTTGAGTACAAGTTCGCTTATAATAATTCAAGCGCAACAGCTCCTTACCGTGTATTACGTAAGGCAGCAGATGGTAAGAAAAAACTTTACTTTGAGCAAACATATCCAGATGGTACTAAGGTCACTTTTGAAGGTCAAGTATCTGTTAAGCTTGGCGGTGGCGGTGTCAATGCCGTTATCGAGTTCACACTTAAGATTGCTTTGCAGTCTAATCTTACATTTACTGATGGTGTTGGAGGTTAATTAAATGGCGTTAAAATACACAACTTGGAAAGTTACTGACGAAAAAGAGTTGAAGCTACGTTTGACATCTCATCAAGCTGCAACTGTGGAAGAAAAAATCGGCATGAACTTGCTGAAGATTTTCATGCCTGAAGCTGGCGAAGAGTTCACTTTACCGCCTTTGAAAGTTATGTTGTTGTTAGTTCACGGCGCCTTGCAGCAGTACGAACATGGGTATTCCTTTGAAGATGTCTACGACCTATACGATGAATACGTGGATAACGGCGGAGACCAAACGACATTCATGACAGAGGTGTTGATGCCGCTATTTGAAGTATCGGGTTTTACTCCACGAGGAAGCAAGGACAAGAAAACTTCCAAGAAGAAAATGACAGTAGTCGAGTAATCTTAACGGTAACGCAGATTATTGAGAGGCTTTATCCTATGTTTTTAGACATCGGGGGCAAGCCTCTTGATTTTTGGGATTTAACGGTGCTTGAAATCAGGGAAATGATAAAAAGCTACAACCGTGTCAAAATCCAAGAGCGTAAAGAAAAGATTATTGACTCATACAGACTTTCGCAGATGATATCCAACCACGTTTCTTTATTGTTATCCAAAGATGCCAAGGCCTTTGAGTTCTGGGAATATGCGCCTGAGTTGTTTGTAGAAGAACAACAAGCAGTAGAACAGGAACGACAGAGACAAGCGCTTTTGTTGCATAAGGAACGGATGCGTGATTTTGCAGAGAGACACAATCGAAAAAGGAAGGAGGAAATAAATGGCAACTCTTGATGAATTGAAGGTCATGATTGACGCTGAGATAGCGCCTTTCAGGAAGAAGATGAAAGAAGTTGAGAATCAGGTCAAAGGAACATCTGACCAAGTGAAAAATGCCACTGCTAAAGTTCGTGAACAGTCGAACTCAATCGGTAGTGCGTTTGGTAAGCTGGCTAAGTTCGCTGGTTTTGCAATCCTTGGTAAGAAATTACTTGATGTTGGGATGTATTCAACGCAGACGGCTCTTGAAGTATCAGCGTCTATGAACCAAATCAAGCGACAGATGGGAGAGAGTTCGCAATCTTTCTTAAAATGGGTTAACGATAACGCCAACGCTATGAATATGGGGGTGGGTGAGGCTACTAACTACGGTGCGGTCTACTCAAACTTATTTTCTGGGTTTATCAAAGATACCAACAAGCTAAGCGCCTATACCGCTAAGATGTTGCAGACATCGGCAGTGGTTGCTGAAGGCTCAGGGCGTAGCATTACAGACGTTATGGAGCGGATTCGCTCAGGTTTGCTAGGGAACACCGAAGCGATTGAGGATCTAGGAATCAACGTCAATGTGGCTATGATTGAATCCACTGAAGCCTTTAAGAAGTTCGCAAACGGACAAAGCTGGCAACAATTAGACTACCAAACCCAGCAACAAATCCGCCTTATGGCTATTCTGGAACAGGCTACAGCCAAGTATGGGAATACCTTGTCTAATTCTGTAAATGGTCGTATCAGCCTGTTTAAGTCGCTGATGAAGGACGCAGCATTGAACCTTGGTAACTCTATGTTACCGATTATCAATGCCATTATGCCTGTCTTGAACTCTTTTGCTATGGTTTTGAAGAACGTGACGGCTAAACTCGCTGAGTTTATCGCTTTGATGTTCAACAAGAAAGCAACAGTGAAAGATGGTGTTGGTGGAGCAGTTGGAGACATGGGTAACGCCATGAAAGACGCTGCAGGCGGAGCAGGAGACCTTGCTGACGCAGTAGACGACGCTGGAGATTCAGCAGGAGGACTTGCTGACAATCTTGGAGACTCCGCCAAAAACGCTAAGAAGGCCGCTAAAGAGTTGCTAGGTCTTTTGGGATTTGATGAGATTAACATCTTGCAAAAACCAAAAGATGACGATGCAGGCGGTTCTGGAGGCGGTGGCAAAGGTGGTAAAGGAAAGGGAGGCGGTGGCGGACCTTTCAAAGACATCTTGCCAGAAGTCGAGTTGACCGACATGGACAACAAATTCAAGAGCATTTTTGATGGTCTTGGAGATAAGCTCAAAGGGTTGTTTGACCTCTTCAAGAAAGGTTTTGATGCAGCATTTAGACCAGAAGGTATAAAACGCATTAAGACTGCCTTAGACCAAATAGCTAAGACAATGGGAGAAATCGCCACTGACCCAAGGGTTGTGAATGCCTTTAACCGCATGGCTGAGAAAATTGCTTATGCTTTAGGGCAAGTGACAGGCTCAATAACCACTATCGGGCTAGGTATCGGTGTTTTCCTTGCCGAAAGTATTGCAAATGGCCTTGGAAGGCAAAAAGAACGCATTATCAGGGCGCTAGTCGCTTTGTTTGATAATGTTGGTAACCTTTCCGAGGCAGTAGGAAACATAGCTCAGGACTTTTCTAGTGCTTTCTACGACGTCATTACCTCAACTGGTGCGGTTCGTATCGGTAGCGCTATTGTGTCAACTCTGTTGAGTTTGACATCTACCATTGTTGAAGTTGGTAGTAAATTAGCAGGAAGTTTGTTTAAAGGTTTTGAAAAAGTCGTTGTGACAAGCGCTCCTAAAATTTCATCAGTCTTCCAAAGTTTATTAGATACTGTTGCGCCTGTATTTGAGAACATTGAAAGGTCTGTTAACAAATTTGGCGATGGCTTAAGTCGTGTTTATGATGAACATGTAGTCCCTGCTATTAACTCTATTGCTAATGCTTTTAATGGGCTAATTGACATTATTCAGATTCTCTGGGAGAATTCCTGGCAACCTTTTGCTGAGTTTTTATCAGGAGTATTCGGTGTTAGTATTGAAGGAATTTCAGATTTATTAGGAGGTGGCCTTTTAGCCACTTTGGGACTATTGGCGGATGCTATTAAGTTAGTGGCAGATGGTTTCACCGTTTTTTCTGACTGGTGTAAAGAAAACAAAGAACCTATCGTAGCTTTGATAACAACTTGGCAAACGATTAATTTCTTATCATGGGCAGAACAAGCTGGAGGACTTGCAGGAGCATTCAGCTTGTTAGGTAGTAAGGTCTCTTTGATTGTTGGAGGGATTAAGAATCTAGGTCTTGCTATTAAAGCATTGACATTTGATAAGTTGGTCAGTTTTGGTGAAACAATCTATTTGAACACCTTATATGCAAAAGATTTTGTGGTCAATTCAGGTAAAACAATTGCACAGCTAGGAAAAACTGCTTTAGAACTTGGTAAATCAGCTCTAGCATGGACTGCTCATGCAGCGAAAATGGGATTAGCAACCGCGGCGGAATTTGCACATTCTGTTGCAGCAGGAGTCGCTACAGCTGCAACATGGGCTTTTAATGCAGCGTTAGCAGTTTTGACAAGTCCAATAACATGGATTATTGCAGCAATCGCAGCTTTGATTGCTATTGGTGTTTTGCTCTATCAAAACTGGGACACTGTTGTTGAGTTTGCTAAAACTGCATGGCAAGGACTATGTGATTTTATCAGTGGTATTTGTCAATCGATTGGCGAATTTTTCAGCGGTCTATGGACGAAACTACAAGAAATCTTTGAGCCGATAGGTCAATGGTTTGGCGAGAAATTCCAGCAAGCATGGGACGCCATTGTAAACATATTCTCTGGCATCGGAGAGTGGTTCTCTGGTGTATTCCAAGGTGCATGGGACGCTATCGTTAATATCTTCACTCCAATCGGCTCATGGTTCGGACAACGTTGGGCAGATGTGACTAGTGCGTTGGCTAATATCGGGGCATGGTTTACTGACATGTTCCAAAAAGCATGGACTGGCTTAACAAACATCTTTAGCAAACTAGGTTCTTGGTTTGGCGAGAGATGGAACGATGTTACAAGTGCACTTTCCAAAGTAGCAAGCTGGTTTGGCGATATATTCGGAAAAGCTTTTGACGCTGTTAAAAATGCCTTTAGCTCTATCGGAGACTTCTTTAAAGGCGTTTGGGATACTGTCAAAAGTATCTTCGTTAATGCTGGTCAGATGGTCGGCGAGGCAGTAGGTGGAGCGTTTAAGAGTGCGGTCAATGCGGTTCTTGGAACGATTGAAAATGTAGTCAATGGCTTCATCGGAATGATTAATGGAGTTTTAGGCGTTGTCAGAAACTTACCTGGTCTAGGATGGGTTGGTAGTGTAAGTACAGTTAGCCTCCCTCGTCTTGCCCGTGGTGGTATCGTCGATAGTCCAACAATCGCCATGATTGGTGAAGCTGGTAAAGAGGCGGTCGTACCACTTGAAAATACAGGATTTATCCAAACACTTGGACGAGTAGTCAGCAGTGCGGTAGTAAATGCCATGGCTGGTGTTAGTCCACAAGGTGGATTCTCTGGCGACGGCGACATCGTTATCCAAATCGCAGGCCATGAGTTCGGACGGGTAGCCATCCAAGAAATAAACAAGGAACATGAACGAGCAGGTCAAACCTTGCTCAAGATTTAGGAGGTTAAATGGCACAATTGACAATCAATGGGGTGGCTGTGAAGCCTCCCAAATATTTTCAAGTCGGTATTCAAGATATCGATGGAGAGACAGGGCGTAATGCCAATGGCGACATGATGCGTGACCGTATCACGACCAAACGCAAACTAGACTGTGAATGGGGTATGATGACTCAGGGAGAATTAAGTCAGCTTTTACATGCTGTATCATCTGAATTTTTTGAGGTATCTTATCCAGACCCCATGGATGGCCAAGTCACAAAGACTTTCTATGTCGGTGATAGGACAGCTCCTAGCTATACCTTTACTGAGAAGTTTAAACCTTGGTCTGGCGCTAAATTTAATCTGGTAGAGAGGTAAGAAAATGGACGCTTTAACTAGACGACAATTTGACAGAGCCATGTTTGCCAAGGAAAGGACGCTGGCTATTCGTGTTGGTGATTATGCTTCACGGGATATCAAAGAGGCTAGTTTTGAGTATGGCTACATTAAGGGCGATACTTATAAGCCTGGTGGAACCTGCGCTGGTAGCGGTAAAATTACCTTTACCAGTATCATTACCACGTTCAATAAGCTGGATACCCTGCACCCTGAGATTGGTCTACTGGTTGGGGATACCTATCAGTGGGTCAAGATGGGGGAATACTTCATAAACGATATTGAAATTGACCGAAACCGCAACACAACTACGCTTGAGCTTATGGACGGTATGTTTAAACTTAATCGTGAGTACGTGACGGACTTGCATTTCCCAGCTGAAGTACGAGAGGTTATTCAGGAAATCTGCCTGAAAACAGGCATTGAGTTAGCGAATGACTATTTCGGAATCAGCGCTATGCGTTACCATATCGAGCAAGTTCCTGAAGGTAAGAAACTTTCGTTCAGGGATATGCTGAGCGCTATGACTCAGATGATTGGGATGTCTTGTTTCTTCAACAGAGAAGGCAAGATGGAAATCCGTGATTTGACTGAGTCCAATATCACGATCAACGCTGACAGTTACTTCTTGCATGGCTTGACCAAGAGTGAGATTGAGTATCAGATAGCTGGTATCACTTGTAAGACGGACAAGAAGTCTCTGACAGTCGGTATGAAGACAGGTCGGTCTTTGGAACTGGACAATGTCTTTATGACTCAGAGCGCTTTAAATGACTTGTATTACAAACTGAAAAACCTAACTTACTATCCGTATAATCTCAACTACCAAGGGCATTTACTGCTTGAGGTTGGGCAGTGGGTAACCATTCAGACCAACAAGAAAGAGACTTTTAAAGTTCCCGTGTTAAGTCAGAGCTTTACCTTTAAAGGTGGTCTGAGAGGTCGTATCAGTGCAGATAGTAAGGCTGGAAACGATACCCAGTATTCTTACGAGGGTACGATTACCAAGCAGATAAAGCAACAAGATGGCATTGAAGCGAAAATCCAAGCGCAGATTGAAGCAACAGATAAAGATTTTGACCAAAAGGTCGACAAAATCAAAAAAGACTTTAACGATCAAGTAGAACTGACCAAAGCCAGAGCTGAAGAAGTCAAGAGAGAACTGTCTGACACTATCAATCAGCGCTTTAATAGCTTTGACAACGGGCCATTGAAAGAAACTAAGCGCAAGGCTGAGGAAGCTTTGCGAAATGCTGGCGCAAGTACCCTGCTTGCACAGGAAGCTAAGCGGATTGGGCTGGATTCTGTTGCTAGACTTGAAGCGTTTAAGTCGCAGACTACGAGCGCACAAACGGCTCTGTCGGGTGACTTGGATGCCCTGAAACGGACTATCGCGAATGATATTCGACCGAAGCAAGCACAGGCTGAAACTGAGATTGCCAAGCAAGCTGAAGCACTTAGCCGGACTAAAAATGAACTGGATGGCGCAAGTACCCTACTTGCACAGGAAGCGAAGCGGATTGAGCTGGATTCTGTTGCTAGACTTGAAGCGTTTAAGTCGCAGACTACGAGCGCTCAGACGGCTTTGTCAGGTGACTTGGATGTTCTAAAACGAACTATCGCAAACGATATTCGACCGAAGCAAGCACAGGCTGAAGCTGAGATTGCCAAGCAAGTTAAAGCACTTAGCCGGACTAAGAATGAACTGGATGGCGTGAAGTCAGCGCAAGCGACGTATGAGGAGACGACGACTCGTAGACTGTCAGAACTGACCAACTTGGCCAATGGTAAAGCCAGCAAGTCAGAACTCACGCAGACAGCTGAGGAGCTCTCTAGTAAGATAGCGAGTGTGCAGGTCGGGGGTAGGAATTATATCCGGGGTACAAAGCGCATGATGCTAGCCAGAGGATTGTGGGCATCAGGTACTTTTAGACCGTCAGGCGCTGGGACGGCAAAGACGATTGATGTATCAGACAGTCCAGTAACTGGCTTTGATAAAGCGATACGATTGACCTCAAGCAATGCTAGAGACCAAATAGGTATTGCTCAAGATGGATTTTATATCTCGCAAGGCACATACACGATGTCTTGTTGGGTCAAAGGCAGAAGAGGTCAAAAGGTCAAGCTACAAACTTATTGGCAAGTCAATGATAATTCGGGTATTTCGCCCATCTTTACATTAAAGGATGAAAATTGGACAAAGCTATCGTTTACTAGCGCTAGAAATAGGGCTGGAGTCGCATCAATTGGCTATGTGTATCTCGTAAATGCTGAGGTCGGAGAATATTTAGATGTTCTTGCGCCCCAGCTGGAAGACGGAAGTTTGGCAACAAGCTCAAAAGAAGCTCCTGAAGATATAGAAGGTCAGATTTCAACAGTAGAATCGACCTTTAAACAACGAGCCAACTCGCTCGACGCTGGTGTAAGCCGTCTGACTGAAGGCCTTAGAACTAAAGCCGATATCAGCTCACTCAATGTGACTGCTGAAAATATCCGGCAATCTGTGAAGAGCCTTGAGACAGATACGCAGAACAAGCTAAATCAGAAGTTGAGTCAGGCTGAATTTGAGGTGCGAGCTGGCTCTATCCGTCAGGAAATCCTGAACGCAACCAAGGATAAAGCCAGCAAGTCAGAACTCACGCAGACAGCTGAGGAGCTCTCTAGTAAGATAGCGAGTGTGCAGGTCGGAGGAATCAACCTCTTGCGTAATACTGCGAGTTTGTTGATTGGCGATCGTTCAAAAGGATGTTGGATGAGTACAAGCGGAGGAAATGGGCGAGCGATTAGCGTAGAAGTTTTGGATCCTCCCAAAAAAATGATAAAAAACATGATTCGTGTTATTGAAAATACGAATGGTGGAAATAAAGATTTAACTCAACTTGTTGGATTGCGAATTGGTGAAAAGTACACGATTTCTTGTTATGCAAGGATTGCTAGCGATAGCCCAAATGCAAACGTGAACTTGCTATTTCGTTCGTGGGCAAATAATACCGATTTAAATCGCAAATTTCAGAAATCCATCTCTCATAAAAATTGGCAAAAATATTCATTTACATTTACTGCTGATGCAATTGAAAATTCAATTCAATTTGGACAATCTGGCGCAGGAATTATCGAAATATGCGCTCCGAAAATCGAATCAGGAACGTTAGCGACTGATTACAGCGAAGCTCCTGAAGATATAGAAGGTCAGATTTCAACAGTAGAATCGACCTTTAAACAACGAGCCAACTCGCTCGACGCTGGTGTAAGCCGTCTGACTGAAGGTCTTAGAACTAAAGTGGATATCAGCGCACTCAACGTGACTGCTGAAAATATTAGGCAGTCGGTGAAGAGTCTTGAGACAGACACGCAGAACAAACTAAATCAGAAGTTGAGTCAGGCTGAATTTGAGGTGCGAGCTGGCTCTATCCGTCAGGAAATCCTGAACGCAACCAAGGATAAAGCAGATAAGACTTTAGTTGTATCTGAAGCTGGGAAATTGCGTGAAGAATTTTCAAAAATGAAGGTGGGAGGACGGAATCTATGGATAAAATCCAAGACGGTTGGAGCTGTAATTGAAAAATTACCTGAAAACCACGTCACAGGTCAAAAAGAATGCTATAGGCTAGAGAACAACTCTACTTTAACGTTCAACCTTGAACCAGATTTCAGCTCAAGGTTGTACCAAAAAGTTACTTTTAGCGCTTGGATCAAGTACGAAAATGTAGTCCAAGGTCGAAATTTTTGGAATGTATTTAATTGCTTCAAACATTATCTTTTTAGAAAAAATAGTGAGACCGGAGTACAGAGTGGTCCAGATTATGCTACGCTTGGTATGTATAAAGGTTCGGCAGATTGGAAATATATTACATTCACTTATGACTACTCTGAAAAAACAAATTTTGATCAATTGAAGACATCATTGCGATTCAATCTTGAAGGTGCTACAAGCGGTACAGCTTGGGTAACAGGAATCAAGGTTGAAATCGGTAGTGTGGCGACGGACTGGAGTCCTGCGCCTGAGGACGCTGATGGTCTCATCACTGAAGCTAAGGCTACCTTTGAGCGGACAGCTCAGGGCTTGCGAACCGATTTATCAGCTATTCAGGAATATGTAAATAAAGACGGTCAGCGACAGGAAGCCCTACAGCGCTATACTCGTGAGGAGAGCACGAGACAAGCGACAGCAGTCCGTGAGCTGGTCAATCGTGATTTCGTTGGTAAGGCTACTTATCAAGAAGATGTTAAGGGTATCAATCAGAGGATTGAAGCTGTTAAAACTAGTGCGAATAAAGACATCGCTAGTCAAATCGCTAGCTATCGTCAATCTGTAGATGGTAAGTTCACGGATATTTCAAGTCAGATAACTACTTATAAGCAAGATGTGGGCGGTCAAATCAGTGGTCTATCAAATAGACTTACAAGCAGTGAGCAAGGAACCACTACTCAGATTTCAAATATTTCAAATCGGATAAACAGTAATAAGCAAGGCACAGATAATCAGATTTCAAATTTAAAGACTCAGGTCGCTACAAACAAGGATAATGCTGAACGACAAATGGGTAGAATATCTGATCAGGTTTCTGCAAACAAAGCGAATGCTGATCGTCAATTTGCGAATGTGACCAATCAACTAGTGCGAAAAGTAGAGACTACTGACTTCCAGCGTGTTAAGGAAACCAGTAAACTTTACGAGCGGATTTTGGGCAATACTGAAAATGGAATTGCGGATAAGGTTGCTCGCATGGCTCTGACCAATCAACTGTTTCAGGTTGAGGTTGGGAAATATAGTGTAAGCGGCCCTAACCTCATTAAGAATAGTGATTTTAAAAATGGTACGAATGAATGGGGCTCAACTCAAAATTTAGGAAGATTGGTTAAGCATAGCTTTTATCACAACGGGCAGAAAGACCTTATGCGTTTAAGTAATGCAACTAAAAACGAAAACTTTTTGTATAGTCACCGTTTTAATCTTGAACGAAATACTGACTATGTACTGAATTTTAGAGGATTTAACAACAGTGCTCTCGCAAGCTATGATGTTTATATTTTGGGACGAAGAGCAGGCGAGAGCGATGGATTCACAATCGTTAAGAAAGTTGTTAGCAGCAAGAAACTATCTACCTCTAGATGCGAAGATGTCTCAGTAACTTTTAATTCCGGAGAAATGGATAATGCTTACATTCGTTTTGATAACAATGGCTCATCATCAGGAACAGCTGATTTGTATATTACAGAAGTTGACTTGTACAAAGGTTATAAACCTAGAACATGGCAACCACATCCAGAAGATGCAGTCGCAGATGCGAATAAGAAGCTTGAAGCCACGCAAACAAAAATGACTCAACTAGCTGGCTCATGGGTAATTGAAAACATCAACTCGGCTGGAGATATCATCTCTGGAATCAATCTTGGCGCCAATGGACATAACCGCTTTGTTGGGAAATTGACCCACATCACTGGAGAGACCCTGATTGACAGAGCAGTCATCAAGTCTGCCATGGTTGATAAGCTCAAAACGGCCAATTTTGAAGCTGGTTCGGTCACGACTACGATATTAGAAGCTGAAGCGGTAACTGCTGAGAAGTTGAAAGTTGACAATGCGCTTATTAAAAAATTAACTGCAACTGATGCTTTTATTGACCAACTGACATCTAAACGTATCTTCTCTATTAAGGTTGAGTCCGTCATTTCTAGCTCAACCTTCCTAGAAGCCTATCAAGGCCGAATCGGTGGATTCACACTTGGTCAATTTGACCAGGGTGGCGGTCGCTGGATTTCAGGTGTCAATCAGTTCTCTGTTGGTATGGGGAATGGTGCCGGGTATGGAGTCCGGACAGCCTTCTGGGCGAACTGGGGAAATAATTGGAACTATGCCGGACCTAAAGCATGGAACGTCAATACTGATGGGAAAATGTACTGTAGGAATGAAGTCGGTTTTTATGATCAAGTGGATTTTTCGAATTCATCGAGAGCAAACTTCTATGGGAATACTACTTTTTCTCGTTCTCCTGTGTTTTCAAATGGTATCGAACTTGGAAGTAAAGATGTGCTTGGTGATGGCTGGAATCCCAAAGGAGGAAGGAATGCGGTTGTTTGGTGGAATCAGGTCGGTAGCGGTAGCGTGAAGTATTGGATGGAACAAAAATCAGACAGACGCTTAAAAGAGAACATCACAGATACAGCTGTGAAAGCCTTGGATAAAATCAACAGATTAAGAATGGTTGCATTTGATTTCATCGAAAATAAGAAACATGAGGAGATTGGTCTAATAGCTCAAGAGGCTGAAACCATCGTTCCAAGAATTGTCTCACGAGATCCTGAGAATCCAGATGGCTATCTACATATCGACTATACCGCTTTAGTTCCTTACTTAATCAAGGCTATTCAAGAATTAAATCAAAAAATAGAAAAAATGGAGAAAACAATAGCATGAATAACAACATGTTGACCAATATCGCACTTAAAGCAATTTAGGAGCTTGCTCTTGAAAATAGAAAACGAACACACAGATTGGAGAACTTAGAAAATGAACACAGAACAGCTTAACCAAGCCTTACAAATGACAATTAGTGAAATGTCAACAACTTCAACAAATTCGATGATTACAAGTAATATCTTGAGTATTCAGTTGGATGAGCAAAGGGAAGAGAATCAAAGACTTCAAGCACGAGTGGATGAGCTGGAAGCTCTGCTTGATGAACAAACTAAACCAGCAGACAAAGGAGAATAGACATGGCAGAAACAATTCAAAACACAGATAACTTGCTAGACCTTACAAAAATCACAGAACCATTTGATCTTGCGAGCGCTTTGCGCTATATGAAAGAAAATGGAGAGTTCATTCGTTGCAAGAATGTAAGCGATGACTTCTATATGTATCGTGATGTTCAAAAACGTCCTGTGATCGTAAATGGCCGTCGCCAACTCAAGGATGTTGAAACCGTTTGGGCGTTCAACCAGTGGGGTGGTACAATCGCAACAATCAACGTCGCCGTTCTGTTGAATCATGAATTCTATATCATGAAATTTGATGCAGAGGGCAATCCTGACTGGACGGATCCAACGGTAGAACCTAAAGAATAGGAGGTTGTATGCCAATTGAAGAAGCTGAAAAAATCGCTCAAAGTCAGGTAGCTTGGGCGATTTTGTTTATCTTGCTTTTTTTTATTATCATTCGATATCTTATCAAGACTTCGGACAAGCGAGAGAAGAAGATTATGGATTTGCACGAGCAATCAAAGGCCGACTCTAATAGACGAGAAGAGCGTTTGATGACTCACCTAGAAAAGACCACTACAGAATTAACCACAATCACTCACACGGTCGGAGACATTCAAAAAGAAATGGTTCGCATGAACGACCGCATGGAAGAAATCGAAAAAGGAGAATAACAAATGCAACAAATTACTGAAATCATTACTAATGGAGCAATCAGCACCCTAGTCATTTTGGCAGGGGTTGTAGTTAGGGCAGTCAAGGACTACCTGGTTCAAAAAGGTGGAGAAAAGACCATCAAAATCGTTGAAATCTTGGCCAAAAATGCAGTAAATGCCGTGGAGCAGGTAGCTGCTGAAACTGGCTACAAGGGAGATGAAAAACTGGCACAGGCTCGTGCTAAAGTCCGTGCTGAGCTTACAAAATACAATATCAGTATGACGGACAAGGACTTAGACACCTTTGTGGAGTCAGCCGTGAAGCAGATGAACGACGCTTGGAAAGGACAAGAGTAATGGATATCGATAGAAACAGACTACGAACAGGCTTGCCACAGGTTGGGGTGCAGCCTTATCGACAAGTACACGCCCACTCAACAGGCAACCGTAACTCAACAGCTCAAAATGAGGCTGATTACCACTATAGAAAGGACCCTGAACTAGGGTTCTTTTCACATGTTGTCGGAAATGGCCGTGTCATGCAAGTAGGTCCTGTGAACAACGGAAGTTGGGATGTTGGGGGCGGTTGGAATACTGAGAGTTACGCAGCGGTTGAACTGATTGAAAGCCATTCAACCAAAGAAGAGTTCATGACGGACTACCGCCTTTATATCGAACTCTTACGCAATCTAGCAGATGAAGCAGGTTTGCCGAAGACTCTTGATACAGACGACTTGGAAGGTATCAAGACGCATGAATACTGTACCAATAACCAACCAAACAACCACTCAGACCATGTGGATCCATATCCATATCTTGCAAGTTGGGGCATTAGCCGTGAGCAGTTTAAGCAAGACATCGAAAACGGCTTGAGCGCTGCAACAGGCTGGCAGAAAAATGGCACTGGCTACTGGTACGTACACTCAGACGGCTCTTATCCAAAAGATAAGTTTGAGAAAATCAACGGTACCTGGTATTATTTCGATGGCTCAGGCTATATGCTTTCAGACCGCTGGAAGAAGCACACAGACGGCAACTGGTACTGGTTCGACAACTCAGGCGAAATGGCTACAGGCTGGAAGAAAATCGCTGAGAAGTGGTACTATTTTGATGTAGAAGGTGCCATGAAGACAGGCTGGGTCAAGTACAAGGACACTTGGTACTACTTAGACGCTAAAGAAGGCGCTATGGTATCAAACGCCTTCGTCCAGTCCGCAGACGGAACAGGCTGGTACTACCTCAAACCAGACGGAACACTGGCAGACAAGCCAGAATTCACAGTAGAGCCAGATGGCTTGATTACAGTTAAATAAATAGAAAGGAAACTTTCTAAATTGTTCTTTCACCGCAGGCTCAGGCTTGCGGTTTTTTTGTTTGTCTGAAAATTGACTTGTTGGCGTCAACAAATAGTATTAAATCGCTTGGTTGCCAATTTTGTTGACATTAACAAAATTGCTCTGAAAGTACTGTCTGAATTAAAAAAGTAATGATTTTTTCATAACTTTTTATCTTCTTTTACGAATAGATAAGTAGGAGGAATAAAAATGAAGATTTTAAATATTGAACTAGCAAATGTAGAGCAGACAGACTTAGGTTTTGAGCATTGGGTAGATGTGACTTATCAGGTTCCGATTTTGAAGAATGAATACACGGTCAAACTATTATTACTTATGGAATGCAGGATAGAGGACCAAGAGGTTATTGAGTATCTGGTCAGCACTTGGAAGTATCGTGATCTCGTGTTGCATTCGGTAAGGATGTATGAGATAGAAAAGAGTGAGAGTTTTACTATCCTTGATTGAAATGTTAGTGGTCTTGCTGATTATCAGCGTGCTTTTCTTGCTCTTTGTACCTAATCTGACCAAGCAAAAAGAAGCAGTCAATGACAAAGGAAAAGCAGCTGTTGTTAAGGTGGTGGAAAGCCAGGCAGAACTTTATAGCTTGGAAAAGAATGAAGATGCTAGCCTAAGCAAGTTAAAAGAAGATGGACGCATCACGGAAGAACAGGCTAAAGCTTATAAAGAATACAATGATAAAAATGTAGGAGCGAATCGTAAAGTCAATGATTAAGGCCTTTACCATGCTGGAAAGTCTCTTGGTTTTGGGTCTTGTGAGTATCCTTGCCTTGGGCTTGTCCGGCTCTGTTCAGTCCACTTTTGCGGCGGTAGAGGAACAGATTTTCTTTATGGAGTTTGAAGAACTCTATCGGGAAACCCAAAAACGCAGTGTAGCCAGTCAGCAAAAGACTAGTCTGAACTTAGATGGGCAGACGATTAGCAATGGCAGTCAAAAGTTGCCAGTCCCTAAAGGAATTCAGGCCCCATCAGGTCAAAGTATTACATTTGACCGTGCTGGGGGCAATTCGTCCCTGGCTAAGGTTGAATTTCAGACCAGTAAAGGAGCGATTCGCTATCAATTATATCTAGGAAATGGAAAAATTAAACGCATTAAGGAAACAAAAAATTAG